ATTAAATTTATTTATTTGTATTGAGTTCGATACTTTCTTCATACATTCTAATACTAATCCAGGATATGTCTTATTACAAATATTGCACATTCTGCAAATAGAATTCATATATTTAATTAATCACTTTCATCACTAGAACAAATTATATTAGGTAATTTATTCTTTGTTTTCCTATTACTAAACATTATATCTTCATCGCTAGAATCACTTTTATTTATTTCAAGTCTCTTATTTACATAATCTTCGCCAAGTCTCTTCTTTCTTTCTGCGATAAATTCTTCGTGAGTAGTATTTTCGTGAAATAAAAAATCATGGATTTTTTATTACACTTAAGTAGGATTATTAATTTAGCTAAAGCTAAATTAATAACGTATTTTCGAGATCTTCTCTAAAATTATATGGTTTTTTTGGTTTATCAGTCCATGTATCAATAACTAGATTTTTATTATTATATGCAATGAGAGTTAATTTGTCTATGAGATCACTAAATAGTTTCTTATTATAATAACTATCTTGCAGTCTCTTCAATGTGTCGATGCTATTTTTTATTTCTTCTTGCTTGCTATCATTAAACTGTTTTTTATTAAGATTAAATAATATCTCCATCCTATCAATAGATTTGCATAACAATGTATCGAAAAAATATTTCTTTTGATCAACCTGCACTGTCTTGGTATCACTATTAAAGACATTGACATAAGAGCCCTCAAGATTAGTCACACAATGATTATGATTCTCAGGCAGCTCTTTATTAAAGTTTAATAATTCTACAAATGTAAAAACACTTTCTATTTCTTTAGAAAAAATTAATTTAATATTCTCATCTGACAAATTTAAATATTTCTCATCACCTACCTTATTTATTGTAATATGATTTATTATTCCATTATTAATTTTATTATTATTATTATTATGACTATTAGTATTTGTAATAAGTTTAGTATTTGATTGTAATAACTTTAATTTTTCTTCTACCTTTTTTTCAATCTTTTTATCAATTACTGACATATTATTAGAACATTTCAATTGATGTCTGTATTTACTCTGTCTTAGATTATAAGTTTTATCACAATTTTTACATTTATATTTATTATTATTATTTTCTTGGAGTGAATTTAAGATTTCATTTTGTATAGTGGGGATTACAATAGGATTACTAGAGACTACATTAGGACTACATTGGGAACTATGTAATGTCTTAGTGTGTCTCCATAAAGATTGGTATGATGATAATATTTTGTTGCATATTTTACATATATATTTCATAATAATATATTAGTGAGTAAATCTTTAAATATATACAAAAATGTCTTATCTTATAGAATGATGAGTGTGTATACACATAGCATACATAAAATGATGATGTCCCTTTTTTCTAAAAAAACTAATAAAAACTGAAATAAAAATCTTGCAAAAATATTCTTAATAAAAGTTGAAATAAATTATATAAGAATATAAATAATTAGTACTTAATAATGACTCTTAATTATATTGGTTCAAAAAAATCATTATTATCATTCTTAGAAATACCATTAAAAAATATTATAACCAAAAATAGTATATTATTAGATGGTTTTGCAGGAACAGGAATAGTCGGATCATATTTTCATAATAAATATAATAATATAACCATTGCAAATGATTTAGAATACTATAGTTATATTATTAATTATGCATCATTATGTGTTCCCTATTCTGATAAACTTAAAGATATTATTGAAATAATTAATAATAAAATAAATACATCACTACTAATTGATAATTATAATTTAATAACTAATAATTATTCACCTAAAGGCGATGATAAGAGAATGTTTTGGACTGAAGAGAATGCAACAAAATGTGATTATACTCGATATTTATTAGATAATATGTTAGAGGAAAAAGAAATTACAAATGAAGAACATAAATTTGTAATTGCATCATTATTATTGGCAATGGATAAAGTAGCAAATACTGCGAGTGTATATGGAGCTTATTTAAAAAAATTTAAAAAATCAGCATTAAAACCATTAGTATTACTTCCTATTCACACTAATAAGAAATTAAATAAAAATAATATTGTTCATAATAATGATATTAATTCAGAGCAAATATTAAATAATAAATATGATATTGTGTATTTGGATCCTCCCTATAATGAAAGACAATACAGTTCAAATTATCATCCATTAAATTATATTGCAATGTATAGTAAATCGGTTGAATTGTATGGAAAAACAGGTCTAATAAAGAATTATAATAAATCGCAATACTGTAATAAAAAATCTGCAATCGATAATCTTACAGATCTTGTTAATAATTTAAAAACCAAACATATTCTATTGTCATATAATAATGAGGGAATAATGGATATCAATAAAGTGAAACAACTATTAATAAATCAAGGAGATGTTATCCTCTATAAAAAAAAATATAAGAAATTCAAATCACAATCAGTTCAAGAAGATGAACAAGTGTATGAGTATCTGTTTCATTGTAGCAAATCAGAAAATAAAACATTCAAAGAAATTATTATAGATTAATCAGTTTTAATTTTAACACCCTTTCATTTAGACTATTATTTGATAAAATATATTTTAGTCTTTCAATATATTTAGATGGATCATACCAATAAGAATAACATTTATCTGAAAGTATTCTTTCCATTAATATTATTTCTTTTTCAAAACATTTTAATTGCATTATATTCAAACCTGAATATAATGCGCCAGTGTCTTTTTCTTTTTTAGAAACTTGTCTTTTTTGGAGATTACAATGAGTACAAAGAGGTTGGAAATCATCGTGTGTCTGTGTCTTGCTATCTAATACTCTCGTGTCATCATAATTATCATTTTTATGATCGATCACTATTTCACTAGAAGAACCGCATACAATACAATTTTTATTTTTATAATGATCTTTAATATCTTTTCTAATCGGTCTAATGTCTTTTGTTTTTCTAATACTTAATACTTTAATCCCAATAATCCCAACATCCTGACCATCATATTCATCTTTAAATTTATTTATAGTATCTTCATAAGTTTTTATATCTTCATCACAATCAGTATATATTTTAGGTTTCTTAGTACCTTTATATATTACAATATAATTTAATTTCTTATCACACCATCTATCACCTATCCCATTATCACCCCAATCTAAATTAGAATGTTTTCTTATTTCATTGCGAGATAAAATGTTATTAAAGTTATTGGTTATCTTTTTTACTAAAGTTATTTTATCCATTGGAATAATAATTATCAGTTATTTAGATGTAGATTATTCAGTTTTTATATAATTATTTGGTACAAATAAGAAATCTGGGCCTATAATGTGTTCTATATCATAACCAATATCTAATAAATTTTTAAATAATTCTTTTGTATAATTTATATCTACTGATCCATAATGATCTTTCCAAGACTCTAATGTAATTATTGGTTTATATTTTTTTATTGTATTTATTCCTCCTTCTATTACTAAGGACTCATAACCTTCAACATCTATTTTTATAAAATCTAATTTATCTAAATTTAATGAGTCTATTGTGATAAGTTCAACATCTATATCTATTTGTGTTTTATTAATCCATGATGGTATTCCCATTGGATTATTATCTAATCCTACAGCACCCGGATTATTATCAGTTATCCACCCATATTTTGTAAATCCCATTTTATCACTAACTCCTTTTTTATATATAATTGCATTCTCAATATTATTTAATTTTATATTTTTACACAATATATCATATGTATGAGGCATTGGTTCAAACCCATATAATTTACTACATAAATTTGCTAATTTTATAGAATGTGTTCCTATAAAACACCCACACTCAATTACAATACTATCATTTTTAATGTATTTTTCAAAAATAGAATGTAAATGTGGTTCGTGTATATTATTTGATCTAATTGTCTGTGATATTTGACAATTATCAAATGTATGAAAATAATATATTTTATCTGGTGTATTTACACTATAAATATCATCTACCATTTGATTATTATATTATATTATATTATATTATATTATATTAATAAAATTTAAACACATCCTTCTATTTTCTAACTAAATAAAAATTGAAATAAAGATTATAAAAACAAATATACTTTATATAATTAGAATGATAACGCAAACGAAAATAGATGAACTTAATACAAGTACCTTTCATTATTTGCCAAAATTTTTAAATAAAGATGAAGAAAAATACTTATTTAATTATATGGAAGCTACTGAAGATTTTGTAGCCACTCCAAGCTATGCTACCAATATATCAAGATTACAAAAATGGATTCAATCTGATAAAAAATATTTTTGTCCGATGTGGAAAGATAGATTTCCTCAATGGGAGTCATTTGAAATAGATGATACTATACAGAATATTCAAAATAAAATACAACATTATATTAATACTATTGATACAACTGTAAAGATTCCACATATTAATAGTTGTCTAATTAATAAATATCCAAATGGGCAACATTTTATCGCTCCTCACAGAGATTCAGAAATATCTTTTGGTAAAGAACCTACTATTATAAATCTATCGATTGGAGCGACTAGGACTCTATTATTTGAAAATGAGAAGGAGACTTTTAGTTTTGATTTGGAAAGTGGATCACTCTTCGTAATGGGTGGTTCTAGTCAAAATTCTTATCTCCATTCTATTAAAAAATCTGATTGTAATAAAGTTAGATATTCATTGACTTTTCGCGAATTTATTTTATAAAAACTTAGTTTCTCTTAATATTATATAGTAAAAATTGATATAAATATATTTTAAACGGATATTAATATTTATTTATAATGATTGGATTTATAATTTTTATTACAATGATTATTATTGGATATTTTTTAACACAAAAATATGAGCTATACGATAGAGTTCCTAAAAATACATATAAAAGAAAATTTATTGAATTAACTAGATTTAGTAGAGATAAAGATAATATTAATATTGAAATTAAAAATGATCAAATAAGTAATTATAAAGATAATAAAACAGAAGAAGAGACTGAAGTAAATTATGATGAATGGACACCACTGAGTTTGCCATAAATTAATTTATTAATATTTAAACAAAAATATTTTATTATATCTTAATGATTAGAGTAAATAATTTTAATCTAAGTGATGAAGATATAAAGAGGAACAAAAATGTGAAAGATAAATATAATAAAATATTATTAGATTTTCTAAATAATAATGATACTGATTTTTCAGATTTTGATTTACAATTAATTTGTAAAACTTTATTTATAAAAAGCAATAAATATGTAAATTATTCTAATAATATTATATTTAAAAATAATGATGATAAACAAGTTTTATTTAATTTGATTTATAATAATACTATTGATAATATAGTTAACTATTTAGATAAGGATAATAATTATTATATTGATAAAATAAACTTTATGAAAAAACACGAAAAAAATACTATTAATTATGAAATTGTAGATGCTATTATGAATGATAAATATGAAGAATTAGTTAAATATAAAGAGTATTATAATAAACTGGTATATATATTTTTATATTATACCGGTATTCAAAGAAGATTAATAGAATTTTTACAAAATAAGAATAATATTACAACTTTTAAAGAATTTTCAGATCTAAAATTGGGAATGATATCAGACATGTTT